CAGAGATTCCAGACTAATGTTCCGCAAGTTTCGCTTATCTAGGTGAAATATGGCTATTACAGATTACATCCCTAACATCTTTGGTCAAGCACCCGGAACCTATCAAGGTCTACTTGGCGCTGGGCTGATTAAGCCTGAACAACTGCAACAAACGCAATCACGAGCCAATATTCAGGGTTTGCTTGGTGCTGGTTTGGCGCTAGCTCAGGGCATGAGCCGTATCGGGCCTCGTCGATCTGCTGCTGAGAACATTCTGGCTGCATTGTCTGGCGGTATGGCTGCTGGTGGTGGTGCATTTGACCAAAGTCTGAAGAATATTGCAATGCAACAGCAATTACAGAGTGCTGCATTGACACAAAAGCAAGCTCTAGATCGTCAGACTGCTATTGCTGAGGCTGGTAAAGAAGATCCTGCATTAGCTCGGTTGCTATTGATTGATCCTGCTGAAGGCGCAAAGCAACTTGCTCTGAGACAACAGATTAAAGCGTTGCAAAGGCCGCAAGTTTCTGGTCAGGCTCCTGTCCCGCAAATTGCTCCACCGCAGCCGGTTACTGAATCTCCGACTCAGCCAGTTCAGCAGCAATCTCTATTAGGTGTTCCGGCGTTTGGTGGTCAGTCGTTTATGACTCAGCCAATGCAGCAGCCAGTTGAGGAAAAATCTCTTGATACTTTGACATTTATTGAGCCTAATCGGATGGATAGGCTTTTGGCACAAAGGGAAGAAGTTGCAAAAGATATAGAGTTTTTAAGACAGCCAGAGAGAGCTGTAATTCCTGCTGCTAAAGATGCTTTAATAGCCGCAAATAACGAATATGAGCGCCTTACAAAACAAATATCTTTTGAGTCTACAGGCAATAGAGTTGATGATATTCGTAAAATGAGGGCTGCTTCTCCAGTTATATTTAAAAATGACTTTGATTTCTTAGAGGCTGCTGCTGCTGATAAAACTATTACGCCTGAACAACTTTCTACTAGGGTATCAGAACTAAATAAACGTATTCAAGATTACAATAAAGATGAAAAGTCATACGAAAGAAGTATGAATGACTTTACGAAAGAAGCTGTCCGTGTAGGCAGGAAGGTTGCTCCTGGTAAAGATCCAAAAGATTACACTGATGCTGACTTTGCTGCAATTCATAGGCAGTTGCAAGCAGAAGCTAAAGATCGTGCTGCTGCTGGAAGAACTACTATTAACTTGGCTGATCCAGCTAGACAGGCACAGGCTTTGAGCGAAAACTCGTCTAAGTATGTGCAGAACAAGAACGTATCAGAGTCTTTTGAGGTTGCAACTCGATTTAATAACTTTGTCCAAGCCTACAACAATCCTGAGGCTGGTGGCGCTTCTGATGCTGTACTTATTTACAGTATGGCAAAAATGCTTGATCCGGGTGGTGCTGTTCAGCAAGGGGATATTGGAACGATTGCTGGTCAAAAGAGCATCCCAGAGAGATTGCAGAGCATCCACCAGCAATTCCTTAATACTCGTTCATTGTCTAATGAGCAAAGGGATAACCTAAATGCTATGGCTTATTCTTTGATGAATGTTAAACGTAAAGCACTAGAGCCTGTTATTAAACAATATAGAAACTATGCAACTGCTTTGCAATCTCCTGATCCAACAGCAGACATTCAAGATCCGTTTACAAATATACAACTGCCTAAACAGCGAATTGTTACAATAAATCAAAAGCGAGTAACTGTCAGACTTGGTAATGATGGAAATTATTACTACACTGATCCTAAAGGCAAAAATTACATTTATAACGATTAAATGGGGTAATGATGGGTAAAATTTCTGTAAAACCTGTTGATTATGATCCATTTAGTAATTTGGATGTAAATCCTGCTAATGCACCGCCGCAATCTGTTGCTTCCTTGGGCCTTCCTGAATTCCCAATGCCAACAAAGCGCAGCCCTGAGATAGTTAGCGCACCTTTGGGTGCTGGTGGAAGTTTTAAGGGTCTTTTAGGCGTGATGTCTACGACTGACCCGATGGCGCTGCAAGACATTATGGTTAAGCAAATTCCGGGGGCACAGCCGGGAGTTGACCCTGAAGGCAATCCGTTTGTAATCATTGAAAACAAGCCGTATTACCTTAATAAGCCCGGATTATCTGGCACTGATGTTGTTGGATTCCTTGGTGATTTGGCTAAGTTTTATCCTGCTGGTAGATTGGCTCAACTAGGTTTAAGCACTGGTGGTAGGGCTGCAATCGCAGGTACAGCTACTGGCGCTATTGGGGCTGCCTCTCAATTAGGTTCTCAGGCTCTTGGTAGTACACAGCCGTTTGATGTTGCTCAGGTAGGACTTGAATCTGCTTTTGGTGCTGGAGGCCAAGTTGTTGGTGACCTTCTTAGTTCTTATATTAGGAGTAATAGACCTATTACGACTAGTGCAGGTCAAATGACTCCTGAGTTTGCTGCTGCTTTGAATCAAGCTGGTATTAATTTGGCTGATTTTGGTGCTGGTGGTCAAAAGGCAATTTTTGATGCTTATCAGCAATTAGGCAGAAAATTTGCAAGGGAAGCAAAAAACGTAACTGCTGGTGCAAATATTGCAGATGTTAATTTTCCGTTGACTCGTGGTCAAGCAACTGGCGATATAGCTCAGTTGGCAGAAGAAGAAGCAATGCGTAATGCTGCTAGAGGTTCTTTTGCTCAAAAGATTCTTGCTAGGTTTGATGAGAAACAAAAGGCAGAGGTTCTAAAAGACCTTGAGTCAAAACAGAAGGCATTTGCTGCTGGTCAAATTACGACATCACCTACAGAGGTAGGTGGTAGGCTTTATGAATCCATAAGAAATAAACAACAACAACTAAGGTCAGGATACCAAACAGCTTATGAGGCTGTAGATCCTACAGCGCTTAGAATTCTTAGCGAGTCTGTAGATCCATTGGAATCTAGGGTTATGGCAACCTTAAAGGAAAGGGTTGTTGACCCAACATTGACTCCTGCATCAAGAAATGCTGTTAATGAAATTAGGGGAATTATTCCCAAGACTGGTAAAGCTAACGTAACTGACATTAGCCTAAAGTCACTCGAAACAACAAGAAGAAAACTTAGAGAGCTTTATAACGCTGGTGCTAATGATACCGATAGAGGTAATGTTTCAGCGATTATCAAGGAGTTTGATAGCTGGCTCGATGATTCTATTTCTGATGGATTGATTCGCGGTGATGCAGCTCAACTTGGCAAATTAAAAGAAGCTAGAAAACTATATGCTGAATATCAAACTACCTTTCCCAAGGGAAATGTAAGCAAACTAGCTGATGCTGACGCTGCAAAAAACATTAGGACTATTGTTGAAAAAGATTTGCAGCCTAATGAGGTTATGAATTTGCTTTATGGTAGGTCTGCTATAGGTGAAGCACAATCCTCTGTTAGAACCGTACAGCGTCTAAAGAAGATGTTTGGCCCTGATTCAAATGATTTTAAACAATTTCAGGAAGCTGCATTTGTTAGATTGACGAGAGATAGTCAAGGCAATATGTTGCCAGCATCTAAGATCGTTAATACTATTGACGAGCTTATTATGGGCAAAGGCTCTGGATTGACTAGGGAGTTGTTTGACGCAAATCAAATTAACACTATTAGGAAACTAAGAGCTGACTTAAATAAACTGGTTGTTCCTATTGAGGCTCAAAATCCTTCTCGATCTGGTTATGAGGGCGCTAGAGCTGTTATGAGTGTATTGAATAAATTGGGATTTACTGGCGCTGCTGGCAACTTGGCAACTGGAGATATAGCGTCTGCTGGTGCTATGGGGGCTGCTTCACTTGTTAGTCAAATTAAGCCTGTTGTAAAAGCTAGGGGGGCCACAAATATGGTTTCTCCGAGGGTGTCTGGGCTTCTACCTGCTGGTTCTGCCACGGCATTGGGTGGCGCTCTTGGTTCTGGGTTTTACGGGATTTTAGGAAGATAATCATGGCAAAGAACAAGATCAGCGAGTTTAGCTCTACACCAGCAAATAATACCGATATTGCCGGTATTAACATTGCTGAGGGCTGCGCTCCGTCAGGCATTAATAACGCTATCCGTGAGCTGATGGCGCAACTTAAAGACCAGCAATCAGGTACTGATGGTGATAGTTTTACGGTTGGCGGTCTTTTTACTGCTTCTGGCGCATCTGTATTTTCTGGTGCTGTAACATTTTCCAATAATGTAATTCTAGGCGCTGCTACTACCAACACGGTTACTCTGAACTCTGCCACTATTGTTGCACCATCGGAACTAACGATTAGTAGCACAGGCGCAGTTAAGTTGCCTTCAGGCACTACGGCACAACGTCCTAGTGGTACGGCTGGGCAGATCCGTTATAACAGCACTATTCCTCGTTTTGAGGGCTATGTTAGTGGTGCTTGGGGTGCTTTGGGCGGTGGTGCTACGGGCGGTGGTACTGACGCTGTATTCGTAGAAAATAGCCAAATTGTTACGACTAGTTATACAATTACAAGTGGCAAAAGTGCAATGTCCACTGGTGAGATCACGATTAATGGCAGCGTTACAGTAACTGTCCCTACTGGCTCCCGGTGGGTTATTCTCTAAGAGGATTTATATGGCTTCTTTAGTTCTATCAGGCGATACCAGCGGATCGATTACGGTATCAGCCCCTGCGGTAGCTGGCAGCACGACACAGACCTTGGTGAATGTCACAGGTACGTTAGCGCCTATTGTGTCGGGCACTGCTGTTACAGCTTCGGGTACGAGCGTTGACTTTACCAACATCCCTTCGTGGGTTAAACGCATTACGGTAATGTTTGACGGTGTTTCTGTAAGTGGAACATCACCTATTCAAGTTCAAATTGGTGATTCTGGCGGTCTTGAAATCACGGGATACAGCGGTGCGGTAGTTCAACACGCATCTTCCGCAAACAATACAACATCTTTTAGCGCGGGGTTTCAGATAGCACAAACGGGGCTTGCTGCTGGTATTGAGTATGGTTTTTTGACTTTAGTAAATGTTACGGGAAATACTTGGTGCGCGGGTGGAACAATTAACTTATCTGGGCAAGCCATGAATTCTGTAGCCGGAGCAAAAACGCTTTCTGGCACTCTTGATCGAGTCCGCATCACCACAGTCAACGGCACAGACACCTTCGACGCTGGCACAATCAACATCCTTTTTGAGTAAGAGGTCATCATGGCTGGAACTGTTGTAGCAGATACACTGCAAGCCGATAGCACTAGCACACTGGTGCTGAAAAACGGTGTTGCGAACACGCCTCCTACTGTACAGGATAGCGCTGGTACGCAGATTGGTACGTTCTGTCGTGCGTGGGTGAACTTTAATGGTACAGGCACAGTCGCTATTCGTGCATCGTTTAATGTATCGAGTGTTGCGGATAACGGTACGGGTGACTATACGGTGAACTTTGCGACTGCGATGCCGGACGCAAACTATTCAGCGGTGACAAATGTTGTGAGATTATTTACTTTTAATAATTTTCAGGCTTATGCTGTTGAATATTCGACCCCACAATCTGGATCAATTCGTTTGGGAACAATGGCAGACAGAGGGTCAAGCAAAGAAGATGTTGAATATGTTGCCTCCTCAATTTTCCGCTAAAGGACAACCATGAAAAGAATCCTATTTCCTAACGACGATGGCGGCGTATCGATCATTATCCCGACTGAATCGGTTGAAGGTGCGATGAAAGACATTCCATCCGGCAAGCCCTACCATATCGTTGACGCTGCTGACATTCCGACAGACCGCGAGTTTCGTAATGCTTGGGTAGCTGACTTTACTGATGCAAAGGTGAAAGAATGATCGACTACAAAGCACTTCTTCTAAAATACATCAACCACGTTGCAGAAAACGAAGGCGTGACGTTCATTAAAGACACTTGGCGCAACGAAGATATGTTTTCAGAGGCAGAGTGGGCTGAGCTAGTAAAGCTGGACGATGAGGCGTGGGCGCAATTGAATAATGAGGTGAAAGCATGATTACGGTTGACATTGACAAGGCAAAAGCTATTACCAAAGATCGGCTTCGTGCTGAACGTGCCCCACTGCTAGCCGCTCAAGATGTGGCATTCCAACGTGCGCTAGAGTCTGGTAGCGACACAGCAGCGATTGTGGCTGAGAAACAGCGTCTGCGTGACATTACTAACCTAGTAGATACCTGTACGACTACGGATGAATTGAGGAGCCTGACATGCCAGTAACTATCAATGGTAGCGCAGGGGTTACCACGAACAGCGGTGCGGTGTATGACAGCTTGCAGAGAGGTACAGCCTTAACAGCAGTCACAAACTTTACGACTTCGGCTGACTTTACTAGCATCCCTAGTTGGGTTAGGCGGATCACGGTGATGTTTAACGGAGTTAGCCTTAGCGGAACAGACCAAATATTGATACAAATTGGCGATTCTGGTGGTTTAGAGACTACAGGTTATCAATCTGTATCTACAGTTACAGGGAACACAACTGCAAGCACATCATCAACCACGGGCATGATACTGAACGTATCGTCAGCCTCTTCTATTTTGCACGGGCAAGTTATTTTTACTTTAGTAACAGGGACAACTTGGGTAAGTTCGCATTCACTTGCAAACTATTTATCTATTTTCTACAGTGTTTCTGGTGGCGGCGCTAAAACTTTATCTGATACTTTGACGCAAATTAGCGTAACCCGCACAGGCACGAACACCTTCGACGCTGGCACGATCAACATCATCTATGAGTGACGTATGGAAAAGCTGCCTCTTACCGATGAGCAAATAGAAGCCATTGCAGAACGTGCGGCAGAAGTGGCTTTTAAGAAGATTTATGAAGAAGTTGGTCGTTCCGTGGTTAAGAAAGTATTTTGGATTGTAGGTGCTGGAGCATTGGGTCTAATGTTCTGGATGGCTGGTAATGGGACGTTACCAAAATGATTGAGGTGGCTACAGCCCTGATGGTAATTAAAGGGGCTAAGGCAGCATTTGATGTCGCTAAAGAGGCTTTTGACGAAATCAGGGAATGTGCTGAGGCTGGTAAGTCTGCTCATGAGTCACTAGGGGCGCTTACCAGTTTTTTTTCGTCTGCTGGCAAGGCTGAGGAAGGCATAGCCAAGGCCAAGGAACTCCAAGAAAACCCTTCTCAAGAAGACAGCCGTAGCGACTACGAGATCGTCATTGAGATGATGGTTGCTGAGAGGCAACTAAAACAGTTCTACAAAGACCTGAAAGAGATGTTTATCTACCAGTTTCAGGAACCTGGCTTATATGACGAGTTTATGGGGCGGCTAGAGAAGATAAGGGCTGACCGTAGACAGAGGGAAATAGATCATAAGTTGCATCTCAAGGCTTTGGAAATGGCTGCTAGACGGGAAAAGGCCAAGAAAGCCCAACTTATTCAAGATGTAATTGCTATGGTAATTGGTGGAATAGTTTCCATTGCGATAATAGTCGGTATTGTTTGGATGTTTACGTTAGGGGGTAGTTAATGCTTACAGTCTTTTCAACTTTTATGTCGTTTTTGATGGGTGGCTTGCCCAAGTTGCTGGACTTTTTTCAGGATAAGTCTGACAAGAAACACGAGCTTGAAATGGCTAGATTCCAGATTGAGCGTGAACTAGCCTTAGCTAAGGAAGGTTATGCTGCACAACAAAAGGTTGAGGAAATAAGGCTAGATGAGATAAAGGTTCAGTCTGCTGCTGACGAGCGTATGGCTTTGATTGGCGCTCAACAGGCTGAGATGCAAGCTATCTATGCCCACGATATGAGCCTAAATGAAGGCACTAGCCAGTGGATGAAGAATCTCAGGGCTTCTGTACGTCCTGTGATTACTTATGGCTTCTTTGGCCTTTTGTGCGCTATTGACGCTACTCTGGCTTACAAGGGCTTTGAGGCAGGTGTTTCCTTTGATGAAATGTCTAAACAGCTCTGGGATGATGAGACTCAGGCACTGTTTGCCTCAATCATAGCGTTTCACTTTGGCGGTCGGGCTTTTGGCAAATGATTAGCGATAAAGCCTTAAAAATGATTAAGCATCATGAAGGGGTAAGGAATAAGCCTTACCGCTGTCCTGCTGCCTTGTGGACTATTGGTGTCGGTCATGTTCTGTATCCTGAACAGGGTAAGTTGAACATGGCTGACCGGATGAAATATCCACTAAAGATTGAGCATTTCCGTATCTTTTCCAAAGAGGAAATCGATGAGATTCTTAAGGCCGATCTTGCTCGGTTTGTACGAGGCGTATCCCGTTTTTGTCCTGTTATTGCTAATCAAGGGCAGTTGGACGCGCTGGTCAGCTTTTCCTTTAATGTAGGTCTAGGGGCTTTGCAAAGAAGCACTCTAAGACAGAAGCATAACCGAGGCGATTACCAAGGTGCTGCTGCTGAGTTCTCAAAGTACACAAGAGGTGGGGGTAAGGTATTACCAGGCCTTGTAAAGAGGCGAAACGATGAAAAAGCCCTTTATTTAGGAGGCTAACATGAAGAAACTCGCTGTTGTCTTATCGCTAATTAGTTGTTATAGTTTTGCACAAGAAGCAGCGGGTTTTGAGAATAATGCTGGTGGCTGGACGGTAATTACCACTAGGGATCAGTATTGCGCTCCGATTGGCCTAAATGATGGTTATGCCTTTGGTAAAGAGGCTTATATCAGGTTTTGCTGGACACGCAGAGGTAATGCGATTCTGGCAGTATTTGAGAACGGTGAGAACCGTACATGGCCAGCAGCGTCTTTTAAGTTATTGGATGTTGAGCCTGAATTTAGCGGTAATAAATCATAATGCCTAAAAAAGAAGATTGGATGCCAGCGTGTCAATCTTGCTCATTCTTTGAGGGTGAGCCAAAAGAAGAATTAGGCTATTGCAGACGTTATCCTCCGACATTAGTTAGCGTTGGTGATGATAACTATGAAAGCACCTTTCCTGTCGTTGGTAGGGATGATTGGTGCGGAGAATTTCATCGATTTTCTAACTAGAGGGGATCATGACCAAATCAGCTTGCACAGACCAAGAATTTATAGGTCTGTGGAATAAACACGGATCAGTAACAAAAGTTTCAAAAATATTAGGTATTCATGAAAGAAACACACACGCTAGGCGCAGGAATATCGAAAAAAAGTATGGGATTATCCTTGCTGGAGTAGCTAAAAATAGCCCTGATTTCAAGGTAACGTATCCAGAGAACAATGTCAGGGTCAACGTAGAGCTAGGAAATGGGGTTATTGTTGTTGGGTCTGACTGCCACTACTGGCCCGGAGTTGTTAGCACAGCACATCGTGCATTTGTAAAGATCATCAAAGATTTAAAGCCTCGGATGGTCGTTATGAATGGGGATGTATTTGACGGAGCCAGCATCTCCCGGCATCCGGTATCAGGATGGGGCGTTATCCCTACTGTAAAACAGGAGCTAGAAGCCTGTCAGGAGCGTCTAGGAGAGGTTGAGAAGGCCGCAAAAGGCGCTGCCCTTCACTGGACATGGGGTAACCACGATATGCGCTTTAACGCCCGTTTAGCGGCTCAGGTAGGGGATACTTGGCGAGGCGTAGAAGGCATGAATCTGACTGACCATTTCCCTAGATGGAAGTTCTCCACAAGCATTATGGTCAACGAGTCTACGATGATTAAGCACCGTTATCATAATGGCATCCATGCTGTTTACAATAACACAATGAAGGCCGGTATTAGTGTGGTTACCGGACATCTGCATTCCCTGAAAGTAACCCCGTGGAGCGATTACCGAGGTGATAGATATGGGGTAGATACAGGCTCACTGGCTGATGTGCATGGTGACCAGTTTGAGTATTCTGAGGACAACCCTAAGAATCATAGATCAGGCTTTGCGGTTCTAACCTTTGTGGATGGTGAACTGCTACCGCCTGAGCTATGTCAGGTCTGGGATGATGACCATGTGGTGTTTAGAGGCCAGTTGATTAAGGTGTAATCCGACTAATAGCCCGGTTAATGTACCACTGGGCTTTTAGCAGGTCTTTTAGCTTATCTTCTTTCTTCCCTGCCCTAGAGATGTATTTAACGGC